ACGTGTAGTATGAAACAATATACGCTCATTGCTAGAGCCACTCATTGAAGTATCTACCATTTCTGCATTAAGTTTTTTTGCTAATAGGTTAGGCCAACTTGAAACAGTACGATCTTTTAATTCGTCGCCGTAGGTAAAACTATCACCAGATACATATATTCTCATTAAAGATCTCTGTAAATTTCTAATAATAGTTTAGGATCATAATGATCTGATTCAATTGATGTTAACTGATTTGTTACTATTGTGTCAACTGATTCAAACTTTAACTCACCTGGTTCTGCTACCGATTCCATGATATCTTTTTTAACTGGAATAAGTGTAAGTTCTCTTAGATTGTATTTGCCTACAAATGTTTCACGAATGAAACTAGCCTCTTCGTAACTGATATCAATATTCAAGTTTACACGGATGTGCATCTTTTCTTTAAGAAGTTCATCTGGATTGTTTAACATTTCATCTAAGTTATAGACACGATATCTAGGTTGATTAGGCCAAGAATGATACACAGGATCTTTACCCCATTCAATAATAGTCATACCTCTGTCATCATCGCCTGCGTCTGCATAGTTGTGAGGAAAGCAATTACCAGTATAGATAATATTGTTGTGACTTTGACGTTTGTGAAAGTGTCCTGTATAAACTTGTTCTAAGCCACGAAAGTCTTCACGCTGTATCTCGCCTGTGTCTGGCATCTGTACCATAGCGTTCATAAAGAAGTGAGGTAACTCTAAATGCCCAAAAGCATATCTACCTTCCATCTTTTTAACTTTCTTTGCTTCGTCTCCTACTAGCCAAGGTATAAACTGTACATCACCCTCTGAATAAAAGTCATTCATAATGTGTACGTTCTTGATATGTTTTGCCCAACTTGCTGACTGTATGTCACGCTTGTCTCTGTAGTATAAGTCGTGATTACCAGGAATAAAGAACACACGATCAAAAGCATCACCTAAGAGTTCTATTGCTGTTAAACTATAATTGAGTGTGACTATGTTAATAGCGGCACGGTTGTTGTGCCAGTCACCCATCATGATACAGGTTTCGCAACCTTCTTGTTTGGCTTTTTCAATAAACCATTTTACAAAACCTAGACAGTCTTCGTTGTGTGTAGTTGAATTAGACTTTAGTCCAAAGTGTATATCTGTAAGGACAGCCGCCTTTTTAAATAAATTACTCATACCTTCCTTTATGAATAAAACTAATACAGACTAGTTTACAGGACTAGTCTGCTGTTGTCGACTTTTTTGGCTTAACAGTTGTTACTTTTACTTTTTGTGGGCCGTCTGGATCACCGTCATCCATGCCTTCATTCTGACGTGTCCAACTTGGATTCAATCCGTTCATTTCTAAAATGTCATCTCTAATTGCTTGGTTTTTCTTTTCGATGTTAAGCACACGAGTAAACGAGTTAGTAATGGCCGCTGTATAATAAGCAAACGGATTTTGTGATTTTGATTCATCAAATTGTAGACCAATTTGACTTAGTTGAAGTAGCGCCTGTCCACGCATTTCTTCATTATAGGTATAACCACGCCAGTTTGATCTAGTAGCATAACGCTCACATAGTTTAATAAACATGTTGGCTAGTTTCATAGTCATTTCGCCGTGGTCTTTTGAAAACTCGCCATTCTCAAATGTACCTTTCCAATGACTTTGTCCTACTTTATATGGTTTACCCTCGTCGTCTACTTTATAGTGTTGGAACGGAGGAAAATTAACTTTGGCATGTACTTGATCATCGATGCCGTAGTCTTCATCTTCTCTGGCTTCATCAATGTCATCAAACATTTCTTCTAACTTAGCACGTTTTTTTAATTGTGCTTTAGTTGGCTTTTTGTCTACCATAGGAATATGTTCCCAGGTCATAACGCGAAATACTAAATCCTGATCTGCTATGTCTTTAGGTTCTACAATAATACCTTGTTCCTTTTTCATACGATCAATACGTGCTTGACGTGCTTCTTTGATACGTGCTTTATTAATTTTCTTAATGTCTTGCACAATAATATCATAGTCTGAATCTGTTTCTTTATTAAGATATTTGCAGTATGTTTTCTTTGATTTGTGTATTTCTGCGAGAATGTCTCTGTTGTTAAGATAGTTGACTCTACGTCCACCTCTCATAATTTTTTGTTCTGCCACGGCTGTATTCTCCAATTAAGATACTATTAATTATACATGTAAAACAACCCCTGTCAACCTTTTTTGGTTTAGCTATTATAGTGGGTTATTATTTTTCAAATAAATAGTAGTATAACGAGGAATAAGAATGGCACAAGATCCAATTACAACTCCAGCAATACAAGTAGGTGTAGAACAAGACTTACCTACTAACCAACCTGCGGGTACAAGTTTTACACCTACGGAATACAATTTATTACGTAGTGAACAAACACTAGCACCTAACTTTCAAGTAGACAGAGGACTAGGTCAAGGTACTAATAATGTAGATTATACTGCGGCTACCCCACAACCTGATTTTACAGCAGTGCAGAGTGGTGGTATTGGTGGTGATCGTGCAATCAGTTATGGAGAACCAATTGGCCCAGATTTAAGAACAGATAACTTTGGTAATCAAGTTCCAGGAAATAATGCAGTAGCATACACAGGTCCAGTTGCTCCTGAATTTGGTGCCGGTGAAACACGTGGTACAGGAACCATTGGTGGTGATGCCGCTATTACAGAAGGCCAACAAATTGGTCCTGACTTTAGTAATCCTACAGGCACAGGTCCTACAACACCAGGTGGCGGCGGATGGTCACCTGAAGAAGTACAAGTAGCAAGACAAAACACGCCTACTATTGGACAACGTGCATTAACAGAAGATTGGCGTTTTAGAATAGGTCTAATGCCAGGCAGTGAAGTATTGTACAAAGACGGTGATACGTCTAGCTTATTATCACCTTTATTAGCCACAGACGGTGTTATATTTCCATATACACCAAACGTTATGGTTAATCATCGTGCTAATTATGATAAGATATCGCCTGTGCATTCTAATTATCCAACGTACTTTTATCAAAGTTCAGAAATCAGTGACGTCCAGGTTAATGCTACATTTACAGCACAGTCAGTGGATGAAGCAGACTACATGATGGCCATGATACATTTCTTCCGTTCAGCAACAAAAATGTTTTATGGGCAAGACGAAAACAGAGGAACACCACCACCATTACTAGCATTAACTGGTTTTGGACAGCATCAATTTAATTTTCATAAAGCAGTGTTAACACAATTTAATTACGCATTACCTGATGGTGTTGACTATATTAGAACATCAGCAGGTGGAGTAGGTAGTATTCAAGCACAGGCAACTAGAGGTCAACTACAAGGCGGCGGTGGCAACTTTGGCATATTTGGTATTGCTAGTCGCATAGGTAGATTGTTTGGCATTGGTGCTACTCCTGGTGCTGAAACTGGATTCCAAACAGCCAACGAAGGAACAAATCTAGCAAGAGCCGGTGCAAGTTATGTACCAACTAAAATTGAAATCAGTCTAACATTGTTACCAGTAGTTACAAGAGCAGAACAAAGCAAACAATTTAGTCTTAGAGATTATGCAACTGGTAAAGGATTATCACAGCGAGGACAATGGTAATGGCCGCAAAATACTCACCAAACTCACCTTATTTTGAAACACCTAAGTCAGATGGTTACTTGGATATTATGTCTGATCGTCCTATCCCTAAACAAAACGATGATCAAATAATTGAAATTAATCAAACATATCAATTCCGTCCTGATTTGTTAGCCTATGACTTATATGGCGATCCTGGATTATGGTGGGTGTTTGCTCAACGTAATACAAATTCAATTAAAGATCCAATCTGGGATTTTCGTACAGGCATTAAAATTTATCTTCCAAAAATGACAACATTAAAAACAGCACTAGGAATATAATATGGCAACTGTAATTTATGATGATAGTCCTGGAGCGGCTGAAGCAAGAGCGGCAATTAAACAGCAAGACGCTAAAAAAATAATAAACAGACAAACCAATGCTATTAAAGGCATGGACTCTGCCATTTCTAAAGCAGATGGTGTTATTGCTAACCCATCAAGCAGTAACCAAAATTTATACAATGCAAAAAATGATGTACGTATTGCTAGTCAGGAAGGACGTAACGCCAAATACGAAGCAGAAGTATTTCAAAGATCTAATGTTACAGAATACGACAGCCAAATAACAACTAATAATAGTTTAATTCAACAAAGACGAGAAGAAAGTTATCAACGTATCAGTGCAATTGATAATAAAATAGGTCCAGACTATACTCCAGTTGTAGATCAAGCAGGAGTAGGTGGCGAAACTGCTGTCACAGGAACCAATGACAGTGTTGCTCCTGACTTTACACCAGTTAGAGGTGAAACTCAAGGTGCTACATCAGCAGGATCAATAGTAGATAATGATGCACTAGCAGGTGCTGATAAAGCAGGTACACAAACTCCTTATCCAAGTCATTTAAAGTCTAACTCTGGAACAACTGTTACACAATCAAATGCAGATCAAATACCAACATCACCATATGGCACAACAGAAGCCGCACAGGTTACTCCAAGTTTATTACAAGGTGGTTCTGTATCAGCAGATGACAGTGCTAGTGTTGTAGATGACAGTCAGTTTATTCAGTCAACCAAAGGTGGTGTAGCAACAGCAAAAGCATTTTCTCAAAAGTTTGAAGCACAGCCTAATCCAACATCTAAATTTGCACAGTTAACTTATAATATTGCTTTGTATCTACAAACTCCTGAACAGTATAAAAAGATGTTAGTAGAGCAAACTAAAAGTACACAAGGCCTAAAAAAGATTTTACAAAGTGGTGGTAACAGTCAAAACGAAGAAGTAATATTTCCAGACTTATATATTGACAATCTAGAAATAGAAACACTAATGGAAGGCCAGAATGAAGCGCCTCACAATGTTGTTCAGATGAGATTTGAAATACTTGAACCAATGGGGTATACTTTCTTAAAAAAATTAAGACAACTATGCCACAGCAACGGAATGACAGAAATAGCCAAACAACATTACCTTATGGTTATCAAGTACAAAGGGTTTGATGAAAATGGCAAACAGTTATCTGAAGAAGACGATATAAGATTAACAAAATTTGTTCCGTTTACTTTTAGTAAAATTCTTACCAGAGTTAAAGAAGGCGCAGTAACATATGACTGTCAGGCAATATGTCCAAATCATCACATTGGACTATCTGCTAAACGTGGAGTGATTCCTTTTAATGTAGAATTAGTAGGACAAACACTTGGTGACATGTTTAATGCCAACAGTAATATTACTAACACCCCAGCACAGTCTACAAGCCAGACAACAGCAACATCGCCATTTGGCACAACAGAAACAACAGTAACTCCTGGAATACTTAAAGGTAATGCTACAGGTACACCGCAACAAAGTAAAGGCATTATTGATGCGTTGAATGAACAACAGAAAAAGTTAGCAAAAAAAGCAGGATACAAATATCCAGACAAGTATAAAGTTACCTTTAACGGTGATATAGGTAAAGCAAAATGTATTTCAAGTGACACGCTGTTAAAAGTTAAAAATAAAACTCCAATGAGTGCCAGTGCTAAACAAGCGGCAAGTGCTTTATTAAACTCAACAACAATGGACAAAACTAGACAAATTTATTCTGTAAATCCAATGCCATTACATCAATTTCTTGATATAATGATTAGATCGAGTGATTACATTACCAAACAGCAAACACATCTTATTGATCCTAAGACAGGGGAAGTTAAACCTAATCCAGCACAAAACAAATTTTTACAATGGTATAGTATTGGAGTAAGATTATTACCAATTGAATGGGATGATAAACGTGCTGACTATGCTTATGAAATAGAATATATTATTTCACCTAGACAAATTGTTGACACTTATTCACCGTTCTTTCCAAAAGCACCTCTAAGAGGAGTGCATAAAAAATACAACTATTGGTTCACAGGTGAGAACACAGAAATATTAAATTATGAACAAGAGTTAAATGCAACATACTTTGTTGCTATGGATGGTAGAATTGAACAGCCTGATCAGGTAATTACACCTGAGTCTCAAAAGTCAACATCTAAAGCATTTGTTAATCAATCAGGTACTAGTGGTGTTGGACAACCTGGCGATAATGCCAGTGCGGCAATGCAGGCCGCTGATGTAATTTATTCATCAGTAGACTTCCAGAAATTCAATATGGAAATTATAGGTGATCCAGATTATATTCAACAAAATGATATATTGTATACCAGTGGCAATACTTATGAGCCATTTTTAGCTGACGGTTCTATCAACTACGATGCCAGTGAAATATTTGTTCAGGTTGGATTTCGAACAATGGAAGATTACAAAGAAGATGGCAGTGCAGATCTTAAAGACCCAACATTTATTGATGGTAGTGGACAAACAAGTTCAGATCTAATTTATAAATTAGTCAAAGTATCATCAAGGTTTAGTGGTGGTACAATGACACAAACTATGGAAGGATTATTACGTGAGTTTGATCCAGAAGAAACAGATACAGTCAGAGAAACTAATACAGCACCAACAGCTAAACGTAAACCTTCAACAGTAAGTGCCGCAGGTAACCAAGTACCTGGTAGTCGTGCAATTACAGATAATAATACACAGGCTCCTGACTTTACACCTGTTAGTGTAGCAGGCAACAAAGTTCCTGGTGAAGCGGCTATTTCACAAAATTCTGATATTGCTCCAGACTTTACACCCATTAGTGTAGCACAAAACAGCCAAGGTGTTTATGACACAGCAGGTCCTATAGGTCCTAATTTTGCACCTATTGATAATGGCAACAGTGTACCAGGGCAACGAGCAATAACACCTGATAACCCAACAGCACCTGACTTTTTACCCATCAGGGGCGAAACACAAGGTAATTAATAAACAATGGCTGAAGATCATATAAGAAGTAAAGGACAAACCCAAGGGTATAAACATGGCACTGGCAATCAGATGCCATCAACTCCTGGTCCATATATAGGTATTGTTAAAAACAATATTGATCCTACACGATCTGCTCGACTACAAGTTTACATTGAACAATTTGCAGGACCTAACGCAGAAGATGAAGCAAACTGGAGAACAGTAAACTACTTGCCTCCTTTCTTTGGTTCAACAGAACATTCGGGTGCTAAAAAAGGCACAGGTGCATATATTGGTAATAAACATTCATATGGTATGTGGTTTACACCGCCTGACGTTGGTACTAAAGTACTATGTTTCTTTGTAGCAGGCGATCCTAATAACGGTTACTATGTAGGCTGTATTCCTGAAGACAGTTTAAATCATATGGTACCTGCTATTGGTTCAGCAACTACATATCTAGCAGGTGAAGAAGCCAAACCTTTTGTTCAAGGTGCTAGTCAAGTTCCTGTAACAGAAATTAACAATGAAGATCCTACAATCAATGATGATCCTCAATTTTACAATAGAGAAAAACCAGTACATAAATTCTTAGCGGCTAACTTGTTTAGTCAAGGTCTTATTAAGGATAATGTTAGAGGTCCTATTACGTCAACAGCACAGCGTGAGTCACCATCAAATGTATTTGGTGTAAGTACTCCGGGTAAACCTATCTATGCTAAAATCAAAGGCGATGATGTACAAGAAATCAAAGGCAAACTAAAGAGCGGAGAAATAAAATCCGAAGATATTAAAGTTGTAGGTAGAGAAGGCGGTCATAGTATTGTTCTAGATGATGGCGACCTTGAAGGTAACGACCAATTAGTAAGAATTAGAACAGCACAAGGTCATCAGATTACAATGAGTGATGATGGCGAGTGTTTGTACATTATTCATGCCAATGGATTATCATGGGTTGAACTAGGCAAGGAAGGTACTGTTGATGTATTTTCAACAAACTCTATTAACATGCGTACACAAGGAAGTATGAACTTTCATGCTGACAAAGATATTAACATGTATGCAGGCCGTAACATAAACACACGCAGTTTAAATTCAACTGTACTTGAAGCACAAAATGAAATGTTGGTAACTGGTATTAACTATGCGTCTGTGTATAGTAAACAACTTGTAGCTGTACGCAGTGACAACAGCACTGCCATTGATGCTGGTAAGTATGGTAGTTACACAGCAGGTGATAAGATAGACATCAAAGCAGGTATCCTTAACCTGAACAATGGTGGTGGTATCAGTGTACAACCTAATAGACTACACAAGAAAAACAAAGTCAGTGATGCTGTTTATAACAATGGTTGGACAACAGAATACAGCAAACTTGAAACTATTGCTACCAGAGTTCCACATCATGAACCGTGGCCATATCATAACCTAGGTGTTGAAAATTCTGTAACACAAGGTAAGCCACCAGTAACAGCATTGAATCCTGCTGTGGCAGTTAAAGCCAATGAAGTAGCAAGTAAAACACCTACTAACCAAATTACTACCACAGACTTTGCTAAACAGGCACAGGCAACTAAAGGTGTTGGTAGTTTAGATCAAGATCAAACAACAGGTATGTTAGCACAAAAAGCCAAAGATGTTGGACAAAGTGCTACCACGGTAAGCACAGACAAAGGGATTGGTACATATGGTGTTTCAGCAAAACAATTAGAAGAAACAGGTTACTTAAAACCAGGAACCACAGCCAAGTATCTTAAAGATCCATCGGCAACTGTAACAGATGGATTTGGTAATCAAACTACACAATTAGAATCAGTACTTAAAAATACAAATGTTTGGACAGGTAAAGCTGGTACTAATAATTTAACTCAGTTCTTAAATGATTCATCAACGCAGTCGTTGGTCATGGAAGATGTTTACACTAGCAATCTCTCACAGTTAAAAGCCACTGGCATAGTTACAGGCGGCGAAACTCCACAGCAACTTAGTGGACTTATACAAGCAAGTTCAACATACGGTGCCGACGCAGTTAAATCTTGGACACAAGGTGGCGGTAACTCTTTAATTAATTCAGGTATTGAGCAAACAGCACGTAACTCTCAATATGCAGTTGGTCTAGTAGAAAGTAAGATTAGTAATTTAAGTAAGAGTTATGCTAACCCTGGCGGCTTTGCTAATACAGTTGATGTGTCAGCAGTGCTTAACTCAGTTAATAAAATAACAGGTGATGTGCGTATTAGGAAGCCAAAATTCTTCTAAAAATAAGCGATAAATAATACACTATGGCAAAGTTTTACGGATACAGTTCAATTAACAGAAACAAAAAGTTTCGTTTAGAAGACTTTGAATTAATCAAACGTGACTTGTTAAACGGTCTTTTGATTAGACAAGGTGAAGTTCCTGGCAGACCAAACATTGGTACTAGTTTATGGGATTACTTGTTTGAATCAATTGATGATAAATCACTAAGACAAATAGAAAACGAACTGCGTAAATCCATTGAAAGAGACCCTAGAGTCCGTGTAGATGATGTTGTATTTTACACACAAGACAACGGTCTACTGGTTGAATTAGCAGTATCAACTCAAGCATCTTCAGAATCGCAGATGCTTAAACTATTCCTCGACACAGAAAACCTCACAGCAGATTACATATAATATACGCCTATTATTAAAGTGATAAATACTTACAATAATAGGAAACAGGTAATCTATGGCTAAGACTACACGACAAACCGCTATATTTGGGGCGGAAGATTGGAAGAAGTTATACCGTACTTTCAAAGAAGCAGACTTTCAGAGTTACGACTTTGAAACTCTAAGAAAGTCAATGGTAGACTACTTACGTCTATACTATCCAGAAACATTCAACGACTTTACAGAGTCAAGTGAATTTGTTGCTTTACTAGACTTGATCGCATTTATGGGTCAAGGTCTTGCTTTCCGTAGTGACTTAAACACACGTGAAAACTTTCTAGACACAGCAGAACGCAGAGACTCAGTAATTAAACTTGCTAAACTTGTTGGATATACTCCAAAGCGTAACCTTAATGGTCACGGTTTCTTAAAAGTTACAGCAGTGTCAACAACAGAATCAGTATTAGACTACAACAATCAAAACTTATCTGGACTTACAATTAACTGGAATGACGTTACTAACCCTGATTGGTTAGAACAGTTTAACGCAATTATGAATGCCTCCATGGTGGATAGCCAACGCTTTGGTCGCCCAGGTAACAGCCAAAAGATTTTAGGTGTTTCTACAGACGAATATCAAATCAATACAACACCAAACACATTACCTATTGCTAGTTTTGAAAGTGACGTTGATGGTATTGCAATGGATTTTGAAATTGTTTCAGGTACATCACTTAATAAAACTTACATCTATGAACAAAGTCCACAGCCAGGTGGTGCATTTAATGTGCTTTACAAAAATGACAAACTAGGCTATGGTTCAGAAAGTACTGGTTACTTCTTTATGTTCAAACAAGGTGCATTGACCAATCAAGACTTTACACTTGTTGATCGTATTTCAAACAGAACAATTAATGTTAACATTGAAGGTGTTAACGAAAATGATGTTTGGTTATTTGAATTATCAAACAACGGAAACTTATTAACAGAATGGTCACCAGTAGACAACATTTATGCAGTCGACGAAACAGGTGGTCAAAGAGAAAAAACAATTTATCAAGTTAACACAAGAACAAATGATCAAATTGGTCTACAGTTTGGTGATGGTACATTTTCAAAAATTCCATTAGGTGATTACAGAACTTATGTTAGACAATCAAATGGTTTAGAGTATGTTATTAACCCAGAAGAAATTCAAAACATACAAGTACCTATTAACTATGTAAGTCGTAAAGGTCGTGTTGAAACATTAACATTAACAGTTGGTTTACAAACACCAGTTTCAAACGCTAAAGTTAGAGAAACGATTGCAGAAATTAAAGAACGTGCACCAGCGGCTTTCTACACACAGAACAGAATGGTCAACGGTGAAGACTATAACAACTTCCCATACACAAGATTTACAAGTATTCTAAAATCAAAAGCAGTGGCACGTACAGGTGTTGGTATTAACAGACAGTTAGACTTATTAGATCCAACTGGCAAGTATTCATCAACAACAGCGTTTGCCAGTGATGGTATGTTATATAGATCATTTACTGATCCAACAAAAACATTCTCATTCTTAGACACAAATGATATTGCAGATGTAATCCAAGGAACCTTAGAACCAATAGTTAAATCACGTTCACTACGTCATTTTTTCTACGATAAGTTCCAACGTATTCCAGTAACTAATCTTACTTGGAATCATTCAACAGCTATTGTTAACCAAACAACAGGTTATTTTAAAGATACGTTAAGTGGCGGTGCTGTGGCAGTAGGTGAGTTTGCTAGTAGCGATACCAAATATATTCAAGAAGGTGCATTAGTTAAATTTGTACCACCTGAGAATCAATACTTTGATGCCAACAACAGATTACAATCAGGTGTACCAACTAAAGCCAATGAAAAATTAGTATTATGGGCAACTGTAACTAACCTAGTGTTAGATGGCACTAACTTTGGCCAAGGTAATTTAAGTGATGGTACAGGCCCAATAACATTTAATGAATATCTTCCAAATGGTTGTATTCCAACAGAAATTATTCCTAAGTTTATTACAGACTTACCAACAACATTTGAAAATAAAATTATTGAACAGATTGAAGTTTACAGAGACTTTGGTCTAGGCTACAACGAAAAAACAGCAACCTGGTATATTATCTCAACAGACAACTTAAATGAAAATGCAGATTTTAATACAGACTTTGCTAGAAACACAGATGGCCTTAATCGTGATGCTTCATGGTTAATACAATTTACTACAGATGGTGAGATATACACAATCAAGTATAGAGATCTAAGTTATTACTTTGCATCAGTCTTAGAAAATAGATTTATTTTTGATTCAAATTCAAAAGTATATGATCCTAAAACAGGCAAAACTGTTAACGATAACGTTACAGTATTAAAAGCAAACACTAAACCAGATAACAACGAAAACCTAACAACAGATGTTAGACTAGATATTATTGGACAAGAAGTTGAAACAGACGGTTTTGTTGATAACTTTAAAGTACTAGTAAGTTATTCAGATAAAGACTCTGATGACGTTGCTGATAACCCAGACATCTTTAAGGATCTAGTTAATCCAAACACAAACCCAAATACAAAATATGTATTCTTTAATCGTCAAACAGACTTTGACAATTTAGAAAGATGGGTACCAGTTGCTAGTGGTGTAATCAATATGATGTTTGCTAACTTAGAAGCAATTGAAAATAAAAAAACTGAATACTTAACTGGTCAAGTATTTTATGCTTACACAGATAAAAAATTCTATCAGCTATCAATTGTAGGTGATGAATTTACTATCTCACAAACTACGGACTATCGTGTAGCAGTAGGTAGACAAGATTTGTATTTCCAATACAAACATAACTCACCTAACACACGTAGAATTGATCCAGCATTAACAAACATTATTGATTTATTCTTAGTGACTAACACTTACTATACAAATTATACTAATTGGATTAAAGATACAACCAGTTCAATTACAATGCCAAATCAACCAACCATTGATGAGCTTACATTGGCTTACAATCGTTTAGAAGATTATAAAATGGCAAGTGATAATATGATTCTTAACTCTGTAACATTCAAACCATTATTTGGCGAAAAAGCAAGTTTAGAATTACAAGGCACACTTAAAGTTATTAAACAAGCCAACGTAGTAGTATCAACAGGTGAAATTAAATCACGTGTTGTTGAGGCTTTGAATGAATACTTTACTATTGATAAATGGGATTTTGGTGATACATTCTACTTCTCAGAATTATCAGCATACCTACACGAGGAGCTAGGTGACATTGTAAGTTCTGTGGTTATTGTACCAACAGATCCAACAAAAACATTTGGCGATTTATATGAAGTACGCTGTTCACCAAACGAAATATTTGTTAATGCGGCCACAGTGAATGATATTGAAGTTATTGATGCACTTACAGCTGGTGCATTGAAAAAGAGTTAGGATAAACAATGGCAAGATATACCAGAACTATAGATCTATTACCTGAAATATTTAGAACAGAAACCAACGAAAAGTTTCTTAATGCCACACTTGATCAAATTGTACAACGTCCTCAATTAAGAAAGATTGAAGGATTTGTTGGTCGTAGAATTGGTCTTGGTGTTGACGGTAAAGATAGTTATGTACTTGAACAAGATCAGGAACGTGCGGCCTATCAACTAGAGCCAACAGTTACTTGGAAAAAAACAGACACAAGTGAAACACGTGACTTCTTATCATATCCTGGTATTGTTGACGCACTACAAGTTGGTGGTGCATTAACCAACAGACACGATAGACTATTTGATTCTGACTATTATGCTTGGGATCCATTTGTAGACTACGACAAGTTTGTTAACTTCTCACAATACTATTGGTTACCACAAGGACCAGACTCAGTTGATGTTGGTGCTACTGAAATATCTACTTCAGATGCTTACACTGTTTCAAGAAATGAATTTGATTATACGCTAAGTGGTGTTGAAGGCACTAACCCAACTATTACAGTTGTACGTGGCGGCAACTATAAATTTAATGTACAACAAACAGGTACACCTTTCTGGATCCAAACAAATCCTGGATCTAATGGATTAGTCCCTGGACAACCTAATCAGTCAAGCCGTGAAGTTATGGGTGTTACCAACAATGGTGACGACAACGGTGTTGTTGAATTTAATGTTCCTTTAGAAACAGAACAAAACTTTTTCTTAGAAATGGATACAGTTGCAACTGTAGACCTAGTTACAGATTTACGTTTTGACGAAGTACACAATCAATTAGTAAGACCATTCTTAGACAAACATGACGGTATTGATGAAGTTACTGATCTACGTAACAGAACAATTATCTTTATTAATAGAAATCCAGGTAACGGTGATGATTCAGGTTGGAAACGTGACTCACGCTTTGATGATAAAAACTTTGACGCAAACGGTACTAGTTTTGCTGAGTCTGAAGAAATAACAACTAAAACAGATCGTTACAGTATCTACAGAATTGAATATAGATATGAAGGCCAAGACAGCTCAAGTGATGTATTTGATGCGTCAGGTAAAAACCCATACATGGTACTTAACAAAGTTAGAGAAATTCCTAACTTGTCTAAAGTACACATTCAGTATGGTACAGAATACAACAATAAATTTATGTGGAAAACATCTGAAGGTTTCTTTGAACTTCAACCACATATCACAGCAATTAAAGATACACTGTATTATCAAGACGGCACAGACACAAATAGATTTGGTATTATCCGTGTTGTTGATGCTGTTGATCAACTAACATTAAACATTGAAGATATCTTAGGTAAAAAAGAATATACTTCGCCTACTGGTGTTAGGTTTACCAATGGAATGAAAGTACAGTTCCGCGGTGGCACCAAACCAGAACAATATCAAGATAAGAGTTATTATGTTGAAGGTGTAGGCTCAGCAATTAAACTGTTGCCAGTAGAAGACTTTGGTACTCCTGAACAATATACAGTTAGTGAAACACAACCTTTTGACGTTACAGGCTTTGATGAACAACCATGGGACTCTGCACTTAACGCACCTACTATTAAAGATTACATGACAATCAATAGAGGGTCTAATGATAAAAACCCTTGGACACGTTCAAACAGATGGTTTCACATTTCAGTAATTAAAGCATCAGCAGAATATAATAAAACAGTTGCTAACTTAGATCAAACAGCTCGTGCTAAACGTCCTATTTTAGAATTTAATGATGGACTAAAATTATTTAACTTTGGTACTGAAGGTAAACGTGCTGTTGACATTATTGATCTAAGACAAAAAGACGCCTTGTCAAATGTTGCAGGTAAAATTGGTTACAGTATTGACGGCCTAGGTTTATTTGATGGATGTAGAGTAATTTTTGCTGTTGATGAAGACCCACGAGTACGTAATAAAATTTATCAAGTAAGAATGGTAGATCCTGTGGGCTTAACAGAAGATCCAACACAAACAAGTGAAAAAATTATTCAACTACTTGAAGCAGAAGATGCTGAAGTATTAGCGGATCAAACAACATTTGTTAAGTCAGGCGTAACATTACAAGGTAAAGCATACAGATATACAGGTGATAAATGGATAACATCACAACAAAAAACAAAAGTTAACCAAGCACCATTGTTTGATATATTTGACAGAGAAGGTTATTCAATTGGTGATAACACTGTTTATCCATCAACCAACTTTGCAGGTACAGAATTATTCAGCTATGCAGAAGGAACTGGACCATTGGATACTGAATTAGATATGAGATTAAAATATCTAAACATCAACAACGTTGGTGATATTGTATTTGAAAATAATTTATATAAAGACACATTTGTTTATACCATTAACAATGTTTCTACAGAAACAGATGTTGCTACAGGCTTTATTAGAAAGTACTCAGATAGAACAAACTTTGCATTAAAAACTGGCTGGGAAAAAGCAGTAGACACAACACGTCAGGCACAGATCTTTGCATTTACAAACACTAATAAATGTATTTGTGATGTAAGATACGTTGACGGTGATAACAAAGTTGTGGTCTATGTTGATAATGCTTACGTGGATCCAGACAACTATACATTATCTAGAACAGCAACAACTACTACTGTTGAATTAAACGAAACAGCAGAACTAGTTAACAT